AGAAGTCGGGGTAACTGGTAAGAAATTAATTAGTACTCCTGGCAGTGACGAAGCAGTTGATGTAGTTAAGAATAGCCCGGTTAAGGCCTTCAAAGGATACAAACGCAAATGAGAGCAAATGAATTTGTATCCGAATCTAAGGTTGGTAAAATATCCAAACGTCAGCAACAATCTACCCGCGGGTTAAATATTTTTTCAAAGAAAATAGATAGCTATGATAGAAACTATGATTTAAATCGTTTAATGATGGCTGTCGCAAGTAGTGATGGTATAAATCCAATTGAAATGCCTGCAGAAAGTTGGGTAGGTAAACACAATACTACGCACCCCTACACTAAAGAAGAACAGGATATGCTTAAATTAGCATATAAAGCTGCCGGTTTAGCATATATAGATTTAAATAAAGGTGATATGGATAGCGAAGAACTATCTGATACAAATGCTAAAAGCATAGTCAAACCCTTTAAGGGCTATAAGAGAAAATAATTTCTCAGCAGTCAGTTTTGAGAATAAGTAATTATATCAAATTACAGGATTCTCAATGATTGATATCAATAACACACTAGACCTAGTCAAACTCAAATTTTACAACGAATGGTTGTATACCGCTCATATCTACGATGAGGGTGATAGTCCAATGCATGAGCATATGACTAAAGAAGTTGTCAAAACATATATTGACCCACTAAATATTCCCAAGAATGCAAAGATATTAGATTTAGGTTGCGGTCCTGGATACTTCCTAGACGAAATGAAGTCACGAGGCTATACTGATTTAACCGGTGTAACATTGAGCCCGGGTGACGTTGATATTTGCGAAAAGAAAGGTCATACTATTAAGAAATATGACTTGACATTCTTGCCGCAAGATAAGGGATACCATGACGAGTCTACAGATTTTATCTTCTTGCGCCATGCACTAGAACACAGTCCATATCCTATCTTTAGTTTGATGGAATACAATCGTATACTAAAACAGCACGGTAAAATATACATTGAAGTGCCGGCTCCTGACTGTGACCGTAAACACGAGTTTAACTTAAACCACTATAGTATTTTGGGACAAAATCAATTGGCTGCTCTACTACAAAGAACAGGATTTGATATAGACAAGTTTAATGTGTTAGAATTTGATATTGGTATGCCAAATCAAGAAACCGGTGAACAAACTACAATGAGAGAAAAATACTACTGTATCGTTGCTACAAAACAACGCCCATTAGATATAAAATAAGTCAATGTCTGCGATATCTGTAGAACATTTCAAAAAAGCAAAATACTTATACGTAGTTTACCCCGGGGCAACCGGGGGTAACCATGTGTGTAATATGATAAGCATATGTGAGGGGTTTGGTCCTAGAGTAAAGAAGTTAAACTATAAAGAATGGATGCTCAAAAAATACAAAAGAGTAGATTACAAACTTAAACCTCCTAAGTTTGTAAATGCACACGTGGATGATAACATCCACCATGTTGATAGACTGTATGAATATATTGACAAAGATTATCTCTTGAATGCAAATGAAAAGATAATAGTACAGGGTCACCTCTTCAACTTTTGGTCCGCAATAAAAATGGGTGTTTTAAAAGAATTAGGGAATGATTACGTGGGTATTGTATTAGATTACCCTTCAGAAGGGTCTATGGCTCATGATAGGATTAAGGTGTATGGTTATGAGAGTATTCATCGTGATTATACTTTTCCATTAGTACTAGAATACCTTGAATATAACGTAACTATTTCAGAAGACAATGGATTTCACATTGATACTAGCAAACTGTTTACCGAGGATGGTAGTCAATATTTGCGTGAGTTACTACGTGATACCTTTGAGTTAGAACTGCCCCCTGAAGCAGATGAAATGCATAAAATGTGGTTTACATGGATGAAACATGTAGTCAACCCACTAGTGGTTGAGTTCTGGAAGAATCAATAAATACTAATATGTTTGACGCATTCAACCAAGCTAAACTACAAAACGGCTATCAGTCAATGAGAGAGTATAAACCTGTTCCCGAGAAAGATATGACATTAGATGAGTTAAAGCGTTTGAGTGGCTCAGGTAAGATCACAGGTGAAACAACTCACCCTATTGATACTCAGCTTCAAGCTAAAAAAGCACAGTATATCAAAGATAATAATCTTAGACCAGGCGATCCTGAATGGATGCGAGTGATGTTTGCTAAACCGCATCTCACAGGTGAGAACCCGTTTTCTAAATAGTAGTATTCTATCTACTAAATAAGTGTATGAGTAAGCCATTAAGCAACGGTCCTTCCTTAGTGAAGGACCCGTATAAAAAGACACAATTTAAAACAGATAAAGAATTACAAGACTTTGTTAAGTGTTGCGATCCAAACACAGGTTATCTATACTTCATGGATAACTTTTTCTACATACAACACCCCACAAGAGGTAGTATGTTATATCATCCGTGGGAATATCAAGAACGATTAATTGATACTTACCATAGATATCGCTTTTCTATCTCATTGATGCCTCGTCAGTCAGGTAAGTCAACATCAGCCGCAGGATACTTACTATGGTATGCAATGTTTGTACCTGATAGCACAATTCTTATTGCGGCGCACAAATATACAGGTGCTCAGGAGATTATGCAACGCATACGATATGCATATGAGAACTGTCCCGATCACATCAAAGCCGGTGTTACGACATATAACAAAGGTTCATTAGACTTTGAGAACGGTAGTCGTATTGTTAGTGCCACTACAACTGAAAATACAGGTCGTGGTATGTCTATTTCACTATTGTATCTTGATGAGTTTGCATTCGTGCGACCTAGCATTGCTACAGAATTCTGGACTGCTATTACTCCTACACTATCAACTGGTGGTAAAGCGATTATCACTAGTACTCCTAATAGTGATGAAGACCAGTTTGCTTTGATCTGGAAGGGTGCTAACAAAACAGAAGATGAGTACGGCAACAAGACAGCATTAGGTGTGAACGGTTTCCGCTCGTACCGTGCTTATTGGAACGAACAGCCCGGACGTGATGAGCAATGGGCTAAAGAAATGAGGGCTCAGTTGGGTGATGATCGTTTCAACCGAGAGATTGGTTGTGAGTTCATTATCGCTGACGAAACTCTTATAAATCCAAACACATTGATTATGATGGAAGGCACAGAGCCTGTTAGTCGTATGGGACAAGTTCGGTGGTATAAAAAGCCTGAGAAAGGCAATATATATGCTGTTGCATTAGATCCAAGTTTAGGTACAGGTGGCGATCCAGCCGCCATACAAATCTTTGAAGCTAACACTACAACTCAAGTAGGTGAATGGAAGCACAACAAGACAGATATTCCTACACAGATTAAATTGATTGCACAAGTTAACAAATACATTGTTGAATGTACAAATGAACCCAACAGCTTATACTACTCCATAGAGAATAACAGTATCGGTGAGGCAGCTATTGTTTCACTAAACGAATACGGTGAGAGTAATATTCCTGGTATCTTTTTGAGCGAGGCCGGAAAGAATCGTAAAGGATTTAATACTACTAACAAGAGCAAACTAGCAGCCTGCGCCAAGTTTAAGACATTGGTTGAGAGTAAAAAGATGACTATTAATAGCTTTGGACTAATATCAGAGTTAAAAGCATTCGTTGCTCACGGTGGAAGTTATGCGGCAAAGATAGGGGATACTGACGACTTGATTATGGCCAGCTTGCTTATAGTGCGTATTTTGACTGTTTTGAGCGACTATCACTATAACTTAGAGAGTCACATTAGAGACCACGAAGAATACATAGCTCCGCTACCATTCTTTGCAGTATTGAATTAACTCAGAGAGATAAATACTCTATGTCAATCAATTCTGAAGCCCTACAACGAAAATTATACGATCTTTTAGACAATAAAGGTTACAATCCAAAACCAATGGATGCTACAGGTAAAATCACACCTGTTCCTGAAGAAGCCGCAGTCATAAGATTTGATTTTATCAAAGATGGCGAAAATTACGGTAAAGTTTGGATTTCTATTGACGGATCTAAAAAGTTAAAGATTTACTACGGAGATAATGTTTCTGATAGTCCTAGCGATAATACATCAGGCACACCATATTCTGACAGTTGGACAGGATTAATCAGTCATCTTAAGAATTGGGCACAACGTAGACAACTGAGTTTTGAATTGAGAAACGAAAATCATTTAGAAGCCGATATGGCACAAAGGGAACATATGGACAAGAAAGAAAGAGTATCAGAAGGTTATTACCCAATGGGTAAGAGTGCTAGTTATAGCGATGCAGTTCCTTCAGTGAAGATTGTTATAGAACATTCACGTAAGATTGAAGAAGGTGAACAACGTTATCGCAACATCAATCGTATTTTCGTAGAGAATGCAAATGGTGAGCGTTTCTTATTGAATACTACAAAGCCTGGCATTGCACGTGTATATGCTCGTCACATTGCTGAAGGTGGTACACCTTATGATGACCGTGGTCAACACATTAAAGGTATAGTTGAAGAATATTCAAAGATGGCAGGGTTTGTTCGTGCTACTCGTAATGGCCAATTTAATGAATCTAGTCAAAGATTAATTACTGAAGGTGTAAACCATTACAATTCATTGCGTGAAACATTATCACGTATGTCTGGTAAGCGTGGATACGAAGCATACTTTGAATCATGGACTCCATCATTGATGGAAGATGAAAGTGATATGACTGCGGTTAATGAATTGTTTGTACAAGAGACCGTTGATCCTCGTATTGAGTCTGCAATGCCAATCTTAGCAAAACTTTCTAAGAACATTAGCGAAATGACTGAAGTTACAGAACTAGCTGAGTGGGCTGATAGCTTGTTAGAAGGCGGAGACGGCGGCGAAGCCAGTGAAGAAACAGACGGCGACACTGACGGTGATGCAGGTGAAGGTGGTGCAGAAGATGTTGATGACGACATTACTGAATCTACTGGTGATGAAACACTGGCTCACAATGAACGTACTGTTAAAGGTAACTTGAGCGCATTTGACTTAGAAGAAGGTGATGGCGGACAAGAAGCATTAAACCCACAAGGTATTCCTGAAGGAATGCTAGATGGTTCTGATGATGTTGATAGTCCTGTTGCTAGTGCTATTCTACGTAGAATTTTAATGCAACGTTTAGATTTGTTATCTAAGTATGGTCCAGAGAAAGTCTCTAACGCAATCGGTGATGTTGCTGATTTTGTAGGTGACGTTGACGAAATTGGTTCAAGCGATGTAAGTGGTTGGATCAAACAAGTTGAAATGGGTCTAGGTGGTATTGATGAAGGTATCATAGACAAGATTAAAGACGTTGGTCAAAAAGCATTAGACACATTAGGTCACGGCAGTGACGAAGACTTGTTAAGAGACTTGAAGAAACGTGCTGGTGTTCGTAACCCAGAAAACGGTAAACCAAGCATGGCTCACAGTGACGTTGAGAAGGTTGACGAGGAATTAGATGCTGACCAGAAACGTGCAGGTCAATGGGGTCCAACTGGTGGTCCTGCAAAGATCGGTAATCTAGTTGGTGAAAACTTTATCAACACTGATGACCAAGCTGTTGTTACTGAAGTAGATACCGGTGAATACGATGCTCGTAAATCAAGTTCCAAAGGAGAAACTACTCCTGAACAGGAAAAGGATTTCCGTAAGAAAGTACAAGCATACGGTAAAGAACTAGACCAAAGACAAAAAGAAAAAGAAAAAGTCAAAGAAGGTCATGATGACTTGGCTGCTATGCTAAGAATCATTAACAGATAAAGGGTAAATAAACCTCACTTAAAAGGTGAGGTTTACCACATCTGGCATAAATACTATTGACATGAGTGAAAGCATTTGCTATACTTACACTTGTGTTAGTCACTAATAGGTAGTGACGAATATTAAACGAGACCATCTCAATTTTATAAGGAAAAATATCATGGCATCATTAGCAGAAATTCGTGCTCGTATCGCGGCACAGGAAAACAAGTCAACCGGTAATACACCGAAACAATCAGACAATTCAATCTACCCTCACTGGAACATGGACGAAGGCACTACAGCCTCACTACGTCTATTGCCAGACGCAGATAGTAAGAACCCTTACTTCTGGGTTGAACGTCAAATCATCAAGCTTCCATTCAATGGTATCAAAGGTGACCCTAACGCAAAGCGTGTTGAGGTTCAAGTACCTTGTGTAGAAATGTATGATCCAAAAGCACAGTGCCCAATCTTGACTGAGGTTCGTCCTTGGTACAAAGATGAAACACTGAAAGAACTAGCAAACAAATACTGGAAGAAGCGTAGTTACTTGTTCCAAGGTTTTGTTCGTCAAAACCCCATCGGTGACGATGGTACACCTGCGAATCCTATTCGCAGATTCATTATCAGTCCGCAAATTTTCACAATCATCAAAGCAAGTTTGATGGATCCTGAAATGGAAGAATTGCCAACTGACTATCAACGTGGTCTTGATTTGAATATCAAGAAAACAAGTAAAGGTGGTTACGCAGATTACTCAACTAGTAACTGGGCACGTAAAGAGTCTCCGTTGACAGAAGCAGAGCAAACAGCAATTGAATCACATGGTTTGTATAACCTTGCTGACTTCTTACCAAAGCGTCCCGGCGAAGCAGAATTGCGTATCATCAAAGAAATGTTTGACGCATCAGTTGATGGTCAACCCTACGACACTGAGCGTTGGGGCGCATACTATCGTCCATGGGGTGTTGATGCACCTGCAGGCGCAACAGCGGCTAAACCTACTGCTACTACTGAAACTAGAGCACCCGCGACAGCACCCGTAGCAGAAGCTTCTACTGCACCTTGGGAAGATGAACCTGCAC